GTATATCCAACTATAAAATTGTTAATTATATCATTTAAATTAACTCTACTATAGTATCCTGGTATAGCGCTTCCATTACCGCCTTCTGCGGCTGAGTAGTTATCTACGTCTAAAGGTTTTCTTGATATTGCCATTATTGTTCAGTTGCTTGTAGTTGTTGATCTTTACCTTGTGCAAATCCAGATATGTCTGCTTGTTTTATAACTACACCTGCATATGATAATATTTTCATTACTAAATTATTTTGCTCGGAAGCATGTAAATCAAAATTATACGATTTAGCTGTTGCAGTATAGCTATCTGTATCTGGATTAAAAACCGTAGAATCGTATATAGGCTCATTTGGTACGCCTGCAGCAATCTGAGAAGCTGTTGGCATTATATAACCCCATTTAGGATTTATAGGCTTTTTAAGGTACTCTAATGTGACCCCAGAACTTATTGAACTGGGTAATATTTTAATGCCGTTTCCTATAATCGCGTAAACTGGTTGTGTTGTTGCAGGATAAGTAAGCGGGGACAATGTTATATACTTAAGATCTTCGTGTGATACAAAATCCGCAGTAGCTCCGTTAACAGAAACAACACCCAATTTATAAAAGTCAGATGGAAAAGCAAATATTTCGTTTGATTCTGTTAAAGCAGAAGAACCGTAAAAAACATTTATTTTTTCAGAGTTAGTAAGTACTGGGTCTGAAAAGTCTGTTTGTACATTTATACCAGACTCGTACATTACTTGCTTATTAAAATATCCTTCAAATATTTCGTTTTGCGCAAGAGCTGATAATCTGTTAAATTCTTCCGGTGTAATATAACCTCTATTCTCTTTGTTGATTACAACAAGAACAGTTTTGTATACATCGTTTATATTTATCATTAGTATATTTTTAGTTAGGCGATATAAGGCTAATTTCTTGCCTTATATCTGGTAGTATTATGAAAGTTTTTTCATAATTGACTTCATAAGGTCAACGCCTTCATCAGTTTTAAAGTATTGTGCTAATGCACCATATGGATGTTGATCAAAAGGAACAGTCATTACCTTTTTGCCATTGGGGAATTTAAATACTGTATTTTCATCAGTAAGTTGTAAAATTCCAGATTCAACAGCTCGGTTTGCTAAGTTCCTTAGCTTAATGTCTTCATCTTCTGAAAGCTCTATAAAAAGCGTTGGATTGTTTTGCGCAAATCTATACGCATCACGTTTTAATTCTTTTGATGTCATAGTAGCTACTGAAGAACCTAATTCAGTTCTCATTATAGCCTCTAAGTGTTCAATATCTAAAGATCTAACTAAGCTTAAAGCCTCAATTTCTAATTCCATTACTTCAACTTCGTCAGCCGCTTCAGCTGCTTCGTCGATTTCTTCCCATAACACATTTGCCAATGGGTGATATAATGATAATAGCTTTTGTAAGCTTTGCATTTGCCTTGGTGCTTCTAACACACCATCTAAAAAGATTATATGGCCAAGAGTTGCAAAACCATCTTGTTGATCTACAAACAATGATTTTTGATTTGTAGCATATCTGATTTCTTTATTTTCACCCTTTACTTCATCAAAGTATAATAATGGCTTACGCGAAGTATGCTTTGATTGAATGGTCCATGTTATTGGAGACCTGTTACCTTTTAAAATATAAGTTCTATCTTTTATTTCCCAACCCGTTTCAGGATTAGTTTTTGTAGTTTTTGTTGACATAATATAAAATATAATATAATAATTAAAAGTAGAAGTTACCCCCGTCTTTATAACGAGGGTAATTCCACTAAATATTCTTAAGCTTTAAACAATACGAAGTTGTTAGCAGCTTGTGCAATAAGACATCTTTCACTTAAGTAGTGCATTCTCATTTCATCAATCGGAGATGAAGAAGCTCCACCAACAGATCCAGTAACCCAAGACTTGTTCTTACGGTTTTCAGTTTCCGAAGCACGGTAACGTACGTGTAAGAATGGACGCTTGATGTTAGCTCCAAGTTGTTGGTCATATACTGTTGAAGTTCCAGCTGGTACTAGTACTCCTTCAATATCTTTAAACCCACCTCTTGTAGACCAGTCGTTTAAGTATTTCCAGTCAGTTTTGTAGAAGTCATAAGACCCACGACGGTATCCTGTAAACCCTAAATTAAGAGCCATATCTTCAGAATTGTTAAATACTCCGAAAGAAGTTCCTCCAGAATATCCACCGTTTTGTTGAGCTAAAATGTCATCAATCTCTAAAGAAAGATCACGATTTAAGAAAAGCATGTTTTCTTCAATAGCTCCCTGCTTGTCTAGTTGCTTAAGTACTGCATCAAAATCAGTTAATGCACCACCTGTAGATTGTGCACCAAAGTCAGAATATACATTACCACGAGATTCAATTGCAGCAAAGAAACCTTCAGTTCCTTTAGCAGTAGCAGTGATGTTAGCATCGTAAAAGTCAAGTGTAGCACCTGTATTAGCCTGCTCCACGCCTTCAACCATACTCATCTCTAAATAATCTTCCCAACGTAGTCTGTTTTCGTGCTCAGACTTTAGGTACCATAGGTATCCGCTAGCTCCATTTTCAGAAGAAACTTCAATCCATCCGATTTGAGCAGTGTCAGAACCGTTGATAGAATAGTGCTCTTTTAAAATAACTGGGCTATTTGCAAAAGTAGCGTAGCTAGGGTCTAGCTTTTCAGTAAAGTTAGAAGATCCTTTAGCAAATTCAGAACCGTAAGCTAAAGCAGTAAAGCGCTGAGCTGTAGTAATAGCAGCATGCCCTTTAAAAGTTTTAACTTGGAAGTGCTGTCCAACTACGTTAGTAATAATACCTTTGATAACTGCATCTGATCCACCTACAGCTGAAGTAGCTGAAGATTGAGCTTGAACCATTACTGTTTGTCCCTTACGGAAGTTACAAGCAGTTGTTCCTTGTGTAGTTAATCCTAAGCTAGTAGGTTGTGCAGCTGGTACGTGAAAGTTAAGTACCGCACCACCGTTAGCAGCTTGAGCAACAGCAGCAGGAGTAGATCCTGATGTTGGCATTGTTCCAGCATTACCTACACACTGTAGGTTTGCGTAACGTGTGTGTAATCTACCTTGTTCAGTCCAGATAATTTGGTCTGAAGTAGTAGGCATCTCAGCAGATACCATACGAAGGAAAGATCCAATAGAGCGATTTCCGTAACGCTCTACTTCTTGTTCGTAAACATCTGGTAAGAATTGTTGTGCCCACATATTAAATGAGCTGTCTGTAAAATCAATGTAATTTCCAGCATATAATGCTTTGCCTTGTGTTGGTTGCAAAGCAGCTGGTATACCGCCTGTAAAAGCCATAATAAAAAGTTTTTAATAATTGTTTATTTCCATTTTATGCGCAATTTGTCAGAACTATTAGAAGCTACAACCTTAACTGGGCTATTAGAATAATTTTTTTGTGATGCAGCATCTTGTCTTGGTGACATATCAATATTTTTAGATTGCTTAGCACTATTTTTTAAAGCATCGGCACGGCCTTGCTCATAAAAGTGATTAGCTATTTTATCTACATTTTCTGCTGCAAACAAAGCTCTATGATATTCTAACGGCTTTGTCATTTTTCCTGATTCTGGATCTAAATATTTAGATACAAAATTAGATAGGTCAGATTGTTTACTTTTAACCTTTTGTGAATCATCAACTTTAAACCTATATTTTTTGTCTCCTACTTTGAAGTCAAAACCTTTGAACTCCTCGTTAAAAACTTTATTGGTTGCTTGTTGAAAAAATTCAGAATTTTGGTTATTAATATCTTCTGATTCTTTTGCTTGTTTATAAAAGTCAAAAGCTTCTTTATACTCTTCAGGAACATTACTTTGCTTTCTTAACTTAAGATCAGCGTAATATTTTTCCTTAGAAGTATTAAAATGATTTTGTGCTTTATATAAATCTTCTTTAAATGCTAATTGCTTAGCTTTAGCTTCACTTTCATCTACTGCTTCTTCATCAAATCCAAATTTATTTTGCATCATGAATGAAATGTCAGCATCGTCTAAATGAGGCTTTGTTGCTTTTAAATATTCGTAAACTAGGCTTGTGGGTTCAAGAGCTGAAAAATCTCTGTTTAGACTAACGTAGTCTTCAAGACTTCCACCTGTTTCTTCCATAAAGCTTACTAGCTTTTGAATATCCTCTGGCATTTCAATATTTTTTTCTTCTGCCTCTTCAACCGCTTCAACTATTTTTTCTTCAATAGATTCAGTAGCTGGAGGCGCTTCGTCTGATATAAGTTCTAGCGGCGACCCCTGCTCGTAACCCTGCTCGGCAGGCTCTTCAGTTGGTTCTTGCTCGTTTTCTTGCTGAACTTTTCCGCTAACCTCGGGTTCGTCGCGTAAAGGTACTTCCTCTGGGCTTGACTCTTGAATGGCATTTTCTTCTGTGTTTACTGGTTTATCCAAATTAACTTTATAGGTTCCATCGTCTTGAAACCCATACTCGGGGCTAACCTCTCCTTGTTCAACAGCCTGTTCAATTACAGCTGCTTCTTTTTGTTGAGCTGTTGTGTTTTCAATACCATCAACAGCTTTTACTTCAATGTTCTCTTGTTCCATAATATATAATAAGATAATTAATAATTTTACTTAGCTTCAAACCTAGATAAGTCAAAGCCTCCTAAAACATCATTGCCTTTTGATTCAAAGGACTTTTTGGGTTTTTCTGTCCTCGGTGGGCCAGCTATAGAGCTAACAGATATATTCTTTTTATCTGCTATTCTCTCTTGTGTTTCACTTTGTTTTTCAACAAGTTCTTTTTGAGCTGAAAGTTCAAGCTCTTTAAGTTTAACATTTAAATCATACTCAAATTGCATTAATTCTTTTTTAGTCTGAGCCTCATATTGCATTTTCTTAATATCTAATTCATTTTCAGATTTTTGAATTTGAATTTTAGACTCTGTAGCAATTTGATTAGCGTTAGCTTTAGCTTCTTCAATACCGATCTGCGCTTGTCCCTGGGCTTCTGCCTGAGCGACCGAAGCGGCTTCGGATTGAGCTGCATCTGCTTGTTGCTTTTTAACTCTTCTAAATTTAAGTAATTGATTAGCCAGTTTTATGTTTCGCACTTGCCTAATATCAATAGCATCTTCAAGAAATATGCTTCCTTGCGTTAATGCCATTTGTATATTATTTTCTAGCCTAGCTTTTTCTTCTTCGTCTGGCTCTAAATCTAAGAATATCCCAAAATCGTGTAGGTGTAAGTTTTGCAATTCTTTTAATGACCCTACAGAAAAGCCTCCTATTGAATTAATAAATAATTCTTTTGTAGGATGAAACTCTAAAACATCTTTAAATCTTAATGATATACACTCGGCAAGCTTTTTAGTTATAAACATACTTGAGTCTAAAATATGCCTTGTAGCTACATTACTATTAGCAGCCGCCATTTTTTGCACACCAACTAAAGCTTTAGGATCCGGATCTGAACCATCTCTAGCTTCATTCAAACCTGTTATGTCTCTAATCATTTGCAGGTATTGGTTGTATGCACCTATAAGAAGCTGTACTTGGTTACCACCACCTCCAGGCAATTCTTGAATTGGAACTTTACCGGGATTTGGGTCGCCTTCAACAGTTAATGATCTACCTATAATAGATCCTGTTTGGAAATACATATTTAATGCCTCTTGAGGGTTATATGATGTTCCGTTACCTAAATCAATTTCCGCCAAACCATCTGCATCAAGATAAACACCTGATGGTGTCATTCTTTGTATTGCTTGCTGAAGCTTTAAATGCGTTAACTGAATTAAATCAGCATATGGCGTCATTTTGGAAACTAAAGAGTTTATTTTACCTTTATATATTCTAGGTGCACAAACAACATAATTCATAAGAACCTTATTCGCATTTGAACTAGGCCTAATCATATTGCTAGCTTTTTCCCATTTTAAAAGTTTGTTTTGACCTAAAACGTAAACACCCTCATATAACACTTCTTCTGCTTTGGCAACTCTTTGGAATCTTGTTCTTTTATCTTTAGGTGGATTAAACTCATCATCCTTCTTAATTGCTTTTTCTGCACCTGTAGAAGTTTCTTTAATTTTGTATACGTTGTTTCCCCACGTTTTCCAATTAAAATATAAAACAGTAGCTACATTGTTGTCGGCGTTATCATTAGTATTGTCAAAGTTTAAGTTGTATGTAGACCAACTCCCGCTTTTTTTAGCAATCTCATCAAAGTCTTCATCTTTTAAAGAAGGAAATTGTTTTTTAAGCTCATTGAGTTTAACCTTTTTAACTTCACCAAAATAGTATACGTCGTTAAAATATGGATCTTCTGTATATGAATATACTAAATTAGCAGGATCAACATAATCTAATTTAACACCGTCAGTATTATTAAAAGAATGTTTCATTGCCCCAATTCCTAAAACAGTTAAATCGTAATCAACTCTGTTTTTAAGGTATTCATATTTATTAAGATTAAATATGTTTTCAATTGCCTGTTCTTCTGCAATTTCAATGCCTTGTTTGTAATTAAGCTGCATGTATAAATCAAACTCTTCTGAATTAGAAGGAAGATTTTGTTTTTCAACATTACGTACGTCTACACCTAATTGGTTCTCTACAGCATCAAGCATTGCGGCTGCATTCATATCTCTTTGAATAGCCTCTACATATTGAGTACGTCTTTCTGTTGATAAAGTATCTTCTCCTTTTGCTCTTACAGAATACAGTCTATCCTGCATTCCGTTAACAACAATGTCAACAAATTTAGGAATAATAGGTACCGGTTTCCAATCAAGGTTTAAATAAGATAAATCACCGTTAATAGCAAATTCATCTTTATACTTTTTAATAGATTGGTCACCTCTAGCATAAAGTTTCAATTTGTGAAAGTCATCTCTTGTGGAATAATATCTTCCTTGTATGCCTTGGCCTTGGTTAAACCATTCTTGTTCTATAGCCTTAGCCACTTTTGTTCCGTATTCAACTGATTTTTTTTCAGAGTCCGAAACAGCTTGACTTGGAAAATCATAGTTTTGCGATTTAGTCTTTGCCATATTTATTTTATTATCTCACTTCTAGCTCCAGAGTTTCTATATTTAGAAAAACCAAAGTTTAATTTTGTTTTTTGCCTAACAGGCGCTGGTCTATATAAATGTTTTCTACACGCCATAATGGCTAATCCGCTACTTATAGAAGCATCGTGTGCAGTACGTTTTGAAATATCAAATGTTGCCCAATCTTCAAGCGTTCGTTGAAAATACATATTACCATAGTCTTCGTTAATTTTACCAACGTAGTCTTCTATATAAGACTCTATAGCAGCAGCGTGAGCTTGCTTTATATCTTCAGACGTATTAGGTATACCACCTAATTCATTTTCAGTTTTAGATAATCTTGCTTTTAATTTATCTGGGCGATTCATAGAGTAACCTCTATAACCTCTTCTTTTAATATGATATAATAGTCTAGGCTTGTTATTTTCTGCTAGTATTGGCATTCCATAAAATATCATTGCCATAAGTACGTCTTCAAAAAATATTTCAGCAGTTTGTGGTCGTGCGATATACTCTAAAAAGAATTTTGTATTTGGCACATCTTCAGTCATTGAAAATGTTGTTAAACCGTGCAAAGCACCGTTAGATCCACCACCACCCACAGTTCCAGAAATATCGTAAGAGTCACAACCAAAAGCTCCAAGACCATCATTGCCTGGATATTTGATTCCATTTTTTTCTATTACATTATTACGTAGATGCTTTGGAGGTATCCAGCTAACTAAAAATCTACCATTACGCATTGGTGTCCAGACAACTTCTGAGTCTTTTATACCATTCTTCCATGAAAAACCACCGCGAACAACATAGCCGCTCATGGTCATTTCTTCATTAAAATCAATTTGTTCGTATATTTTACTTAAATTAAATAACGAATTAACGGTTTCATCTCTAAAAGCGTGCTTCTCTGATCTTGGAAACTGTCTGTAGTATTCGTTTAATGCATCTGCATCAGATTGTAATCCTTCGACTTCGTTTTCCCAATGCTCAATAACGCCTGTGTGTATGAACTCTCCGTCAATTCCTTCAATCTTTTCTTGTGGTGAGTCGAACACAGGGTATCCATACTTATCAATAAATCCTTCGTAGCCCCATTCCATAGGTATAAACAAAGAATATAATCCACTTGCAGTCTGTCCATTTTTATTTCGTTTAGTAACGTCGGAGTCATAATATAATTTTTTAAAGTTATCGCCTCCCTTTGCTAAAGCATTAGAAGTTGATCCCATC